GCGCGGCGGCGGCCATTCTCATCTCTGGACCTGCCGGGACAGGCAAAACACGCGCTGGCCTTGAGAAGCTAAACTACTGCTGCTTAACATATCCTGGTACTCGTGCGCTCATTGTACGCAAGACGCGCACAAGCCTGAGCGAGACGGGCCTACAAACATTTGAAAAGTTCGTGCTCGGCCTAGACCACCCGATGGTGCTCAATGGTCCCAAGAGGCCAAATCGCCAAGTCTACCTTTACGATAACGGAAGCCAGATCAATACAGGCGGGATTGATAAGCCCGGTCGAATTCTATCGAGCGAATTTGATTTAGTGCTGTGCCTACAAACTGAAGAGTTTAGCGAGGGCGATGTCGAGATATTGATTACTCGACTGCGTGGCACGGCAATGCCTTATCGTCAACTGTTGGGCGACTGTAACCCAGGGCCACCACAGCACTGGATCAAGCGACGGTCGAGCGGCCCGGCGATGACCTTGCTCAATAGTCGGCACGAAGAGAATCCACTATTATATGACAATGAGAACGGCTGGACAGAGTTCGGGCTAGACTATATTGCCAAGCTGGACAGTTTGACGGGTGCGCGTAAAGAGCGTCTACGTTTCGGTCGGTGGGTACAGTCCGAAGGCGTTGTCTATGAGCAGTATACCGAGTCGCGCCATCTCATTTATCAGGTGGATGTTCCGCAGGCCATTCACCGCTATGTGGCTGGGATTGACTGGGGCTATCGAAATCCGGGCGCGATGGGTGTCTTTGCCGTCGATTGGGAAGGGCGAATGTACCTAGTCGCTCAACTCTATCGTACAGGTGAGACGGATGACTGGTGGCTTGAGCGAGCTAAGGAATTGTACAAAGAATTCAAGTTCGAGACGTTGCAATGTGGCGCAGAACAACCGGCGTACATAGCCAAGTTTAGGCGCGCTGGGTTGCCTGCGGTAGCGGCTTTTACGGATGTACTACCGGGCATTACGAATGTTCAGCAGCGATTTGCAGAGGACCGGCTATTCATTGTTCGAGACTGCCTGAGATACAAGGACGACACTTTGTCGGAATCGCACGCGCCGACGTGTCTGGAAGAAGAGATTCCGGGCTATGTGTGGGCAGACAAGAAAGCGAAGGACGTTCCAGTGAAAGAAAATGATCATTCTGTAGACTACACTCGCTATATCTGCGCCTACGTTGACCGTCTCTCACGTAAGGCGAGGCGCAAGGCGCAACCAGGATGGGTCGTCTAATGCACATCCTAATGCTATCGCTCATAGCAGCACACGCATACACATACACAGGTGTAGCGACGCAGTATACAGAGGCGGAACACATTGGCAATCCGCTGTACTGCGACCAGGGCAGCGGGCTTGTCTATGACCGCTCAATTGGCCCTTGGGTAGCGTTTCCGAAAGAGGCGTTTGAGAGCGGGCTGGTTGTGTGTGGCGACTGGGTGACAGTCTCTCCGGTAGGCTGGCCTTCGTTTCAGGCCAGGGCGTTAGATGCTGGCGATTTGACAAGCCGGACGTTTCGAGGTGGGCAGCCGATTGCTGTAGACGTGCCGGAATATTGGGCCACGTGGACACAACCGATTCCGTATGTGAGTGTGACAAACTGGTCGGCGCTTGAGCGAGAGTGCCGGGAAAGAGGTTGGTGTGACTGACTGGATGGATATCGTTTACAATCCATACAAGCATGCCTGGATCAAGCGCGCAGACGGTAGCCGTGGCTGGCGGGAAGAGGAGCGCATTGTTGGTCACAGAACGCGGGGCGGGCGCGGTTGTGTTGGGCGACTGACAGATCGGGATAGGCGGCGACGCCGTAAAAAGTGACGCGGCGGGAACAGCAATCTGGTGGAGCTTTATTATGAAGAAAGGGGTTGGTGTGACTGACGCGAAAGCGAAACAATATTAGATGCCGTACCAGACAGGACAAACGAATGCAAATCTTGAAAACCGAGCACGTCTGTGAAATATGCGAAAAGCCCGCCTTGCAATTCACAAGAGACTTGAGAGAAGTCGAGACAGAGAGCGGCGGGACGGCGTGGGTAAGCGACGCAGTACATTATCGTTGCTCCGCACACAAGCGACAGCCGAGGGTAGAACACCTGGACGGCAAAGTCGAAGGCGGCATCGACCTCGTTCGCGGAGTTGTTCCGAGTCAGATATTCGAGAGAGTAGAATGGGACGCGGATTGAGCTAGTCGGAAGAGGTCCACTTGGAATACTGAACTATCCGTGTCCGTGGAAATTGCCTAGTCCGATTGAACCGGAACTGGCATGGGCGGGGGCTATTGCGTAGACCGACTAGTGTGGAGAAGGGTGCGGTATGAATGACTTTCAGATAGACAGCACCGATACAGAGGTGGGTGTATTTTCATCGACGGGCTTATACTTGGATGAGACATATGCACAAGGGCCACGTTCGCGGCTAATAATTGGCGTAGACCGGGATAGACCGGAACATTGCGCGATTAAGATTTTGTCGCTGGCAGATAGACCAAACTGGTGGCATAGGTTGTGGCACTGGGCGCTGCTGGGGTGGAAGTGGGAGCGGGTTGGGGATTGAGTCACTTCAGAGAGACAGGAGATAATATGAGCGGACAGATATTATCCATACTAGAGACTGTTCAAGTGTTGCAGGAATTGGCCGATATGCAAGCCAAGCAGGTAGAGGCTTTTACAAAAATATGGCCCATAGAAATTATTTTCCAGCAACAAGAAATGGCTGTCTGGAAAGCATGGATTGCCAATGCATTATGCCGATTGATCGCATTGGTCGCAGCACCTATAGACATTAGAATAAAGACGATAAATGAGCGCGTCGAATGAGCGCACTAGGGATATAATATGAGCGAGAGATTCACAGACGAACAAGCGGCGGGTGCGATGCGGTTCTTGCGGATGGTACAGCTATCCGCCAACCGCCAACGACTGATGCCGCAAGCATCGGCATTTGACCCGTCCAGGCGGTCCAGGGTGATGGGCGGGGCAAGCACGCACGAGGGAGCGCGCAGGTTCTCAACCGTCTTGGGCTACAGCGAGGAACTGGATTTCGGCTCCTATCTATGGCTATACGAGAGGGGCGGCTTGGCCGGTCAGATCATCGATGTTCGCGCTGATGACTCATGGGGCCAGCCACCAGCAGTCACAGAGAACGACGAAGAGGATACCGAGTTCGTCAGTGCGTGGAACGAGCTAGTCGAGCGTCATTACATTTGGGACGTACTGCGGCGAGCCGATGCAGCATCAGGGATAGGCAACTATGGCGCGCTGATGTTTGGCCTAGCGGGTAACGCCGACTTGTCTAAGCCGGTTGAGAAGGGCAGCGTCAAGGGACCGGAAGGGCTTTTGTGGTTGCGACCGCTGAACGAAGGACAGGCAAAGATAGGCGATGTAGACGATGACCCATCCTCCAAGCGATGTGGTTATCCGCTGAACTACGATGTCCAGGTAGGCGAAGATAGCCGCGAGCGCGTCCACTATACCCGGATGTTACACATAGCCGAGTTTCGCACGGATAGCGAAGTCTACGGTCGGCCCTGGCTCAAGCGGCCATACGACACGTTGATAGATATGCTCTACAAGACGCTTGGCGGGTCGGCAGAATCAGCTTGGTTGAATCAGCGCAAGGGCGCGGTGCTATCGCCTCGTGAGGGATGGGACTTTGACCTGGGTGATGCGAAGGTGGTAGACGGGTTCAAAGACCAGTTAGAGGCATACGTTCACGACCTGGCGCGATTCCTGTTTGCGCCGGGGATGGACGTAGCTGAGTTGGGCGGATCGGACGTGTGGGACCCGACTGGGTTGTTCAATGCGTTTATGAAACACATCGCTGCTATCACGAGAATTCCGATGCACGTACTGTTTGGTTCTGCGGCGGGCGAACTAGCGTCCAGCCAAGAGGATACACGGCGATGGTCGGGCGTGATTGCTCGGCGACAAAACACCTATGTAGAGCCGCGCATTCTAAGACCGTTCAGCGACCGGCTTATCTGGTACGGCGTTCTGCCAGAGCCAGCAGACGGCTATAAGATTGGCAAGGCCGACGATGAAGGCAACCGACACTGGCCGCCGCTGATACCACCGGACGAAGAGCAGGCTGCGACGATTTCGATGCGCAAGGCGACGGCAATGAAACAGTTTGCCGATGCAGAAGGCGCAACGCCGTTCACTAAAAAAGAGCAGCGCGCGGTTGTCGGTTTCCCGCCGGACATTCCAGAGGATATGGAGGACGATGAACCGGAAGCACCTGCCATGCCAGAAGCGCCGGTTGAACAGCCGGGGGCGGATGAGCCGGAGCAGCCGACAGAGCCGGAGATTGTAGAGCCACCGTCGGAAGAGCCGGACGAAGAAACAGAGCGGGCAAGGGCCAACGAGGATTATATCGCGTCTCTGTTCATCGGTTCGCACAAGCCGGTTATCGTGGACAGCACGTGTCCGTTGTGCGGGTTTGTCAAAGCTGAGAGATATGAAGGTCACGGCCCACTGCTGCGATGCGCTAACCCGGACTGTCGAAAAACCTATGACCCAACCGTCGAGGGCGTGGGTTACATCGTCGCGCAGTCCGGCAAGGGGCCGGGTCGGGGATGGTGGGGGCCAAGCAAGGGAGGGACACATGGGGCAGGGA